ATAACTTGTGATTTCATGTTGTAAGGTAGTGATTTCCTCCTGCACACCCTGATATTCCTTAATCTGAGTGAAAATATCGTTGACTGTGGTAGTGATATCACTAAATCCTTTACTCAGTTTCTCTTCTCTTTGCGCTGCCTCTGCCAGATGCTTGGTCTTATGATCTTTTTCTAGGTTTTGATCACATGTTGGGCACTTGTCATGCTTAGAATAGAAGTTATAGTCTTTCTTTGCTTTCTTAAGATTCTGCTCGATCTTCACACGCATGTCACGGAGACTATCATGCTTCTTTTCTAGATCAGGTAGACCTACAATGCTAGTTTTTAACTCAGCAATGCTACTTTCGTGTGCAGAGATACGTTGAGTGTTTTCATTATACCTCTTCTCATTTTGAGTGAAGCGATCCTGCAACTTCTCAAGGTAATCTGCATTCATTTTCTCCAGATTACCGATAGATTTACGTTGCAATTCTACCTTCTGCTCAGCAAGAGTTACCTCATGTGCACACGCCTTCATCTCTTCTCTGATATCTTTAGAGCGATCCTTCAGCAAGACATTCATTCTACTGAAGATCTGGATATCTAGGATATCTTCAATGACCTCACGTCGATTAGGTGCATTCAACTTCATGAAAGGCACAAAGGTGCTGCTACCAAGGATCACAACCTGAGTAAATGACTTGTAATTAAACTTGAGAATGCTTTGCTCAAGATATTTTTGATAGTCTTTGTTAGCAGCATCCTGATCAAGAAGACTACCGTTACGATGAATCTCAAAGATGGCAGGTTTCATGCCACGGATTACCTTATATGATACAGATCCAATCTTAAATTCTACCTCAGCACGCATCTCCTTTTCGTTGATGCTATTAACCAACTGTGCTTTGATAATTTTACGAAATGGTTTATTAAACAAAGTAAAACACAGGGCGTCTAGCATAGTAGACTTCCCTGCGCCATTGCAACCGAGTATTAAATTACCAGTAGATTCTAGAAAATCAATCTCGGTAAAGTGATTACCTGTGGAGAGAAAGTTTTTCCAGCGAATCTTTTCAAATACAATCATTATACAGGGGGAATTACAATATCATCAGGGGTGATTACAGAGAATCTGTATCCATGTCCACGACAGTTAAACTTGACGGTCTCTTCATCGACTTCCATCACTTCCAACTCTCGCTCATAATCGTTTGCTACAAGCAATCCATAATACCTGTCTGCGTCGTCTTTGTCAACAAACATTTGGACTACACGCTCAAGGTTATCTTCATCTTTTACGGCGTATACTCCGCCGCTTCCCTTATCGATTAAGACAAACAATGTTAGACCTCCAACGCTTCCAAATAAAGTGACTTGAGTATACCGAAGATATCATCCTTGTTATCAAATTCTTCAACACACTTCTCAAGTATACTGAGAGTGTCCTCAATCTCAACATCTTCTTTGACATCATCAAGATCTACAGAGAGATCTTCAATGATCTTCAGGTCTGCAAGTTTAGACCCTTGGAGTTGTCGGACAGTCTGATCAAATTTTACAATGTCAGACTTGTTTTCAACTACCAGTTTGACGTAACTACCCTCAAGATTGGGCACGTTTTTAGCATCAAACTCATCGTTGTAATAAACTTTGTGGAAGATGTCGTATGGATTCTTATAAAATTTAAGATTGAGAGTATCTGTATTTAGGATGTGAAACCCTCTTTTCTGACCGTAATCATTCCAGTATAATTGGTAGGGATTACCGAGATACTGGACATTCTTACGCTTACTCTTCATGTGAAAATGTCCCGAGCACACCAACTTAAACTTGGACAATACATCTGGGTCGTCACCGTGCTCCATGTAATAACCAGGTATAGTTTCAAACCCGTTAAGCTCAAGATGGCCAAAGCAGACATCACTATTACTGTCTTGGATGCATCTATTTGACTCTGTGCGATTGTCGTCACAAATCCAAGGAAGAAGAAGAATATCGATACCACCAATACGAGACTCAGTAGGTTCAGAGATGATACGAATGTTGGTGTATTCTCCCAATAGTAACTCTGGGGCATTGACCCGAAGAGTATTCTTGTAATAGATGTCATGGTTGCCTACAAGCATGGTTAACATCACTCCACGATCTGCTAGTGGTGTAAACCACATCTCCTTTGCTGCCTCTAGCGATGCAAAGTTGATTCCTTTTCTACGATCAAAAGTATCACCAAGGCAAACTACTTCCGTAATTCCTTGACGATCAATCGTAGGTAGGACAACATTGGAATAGAATTCACGATACTTGTCAATGAAGACTTGGTTGTCATTCCTGACACCAAAATGCTGATCCGTAATAAGAAGGACCTTACTCATATGCCACCGACCCAATTAACACTTATCGCAATTCTAGCATCATCTACAGGATTTGGCGAGACCCTATGACGGACCCACGATGGAAACATCAAGAAGTCATACTGATCAGTGGGGACAGTCTTTCCCAACAACTGGTCATCCATCTTGCCACCGATAGGCGTCATACGTTTGATATAATCCAGAGGATCTACAAATTCTAGATCAGAATTATCTTTATTCTTCTTATAGTAATATACTGATGCAATATGCACACCTGCGGCACCACCATTATGAGAGTGCTCCTTAGTCATATCACCTTTCCTATGCAGATTAACCCAACAAGACTCAGCAATGATACGAGAGTCAGGGACATACCCTAGGTGATCCCAATACATCTTTGCCGCTTCCCACATAGGTTTAAGCATCCACTCAAGGCGAGTATCTTTTTGAAGCATGAGACTAATCTCACCTGAAGAAAGACCTGTCTCTCCACCCCAAGTGCCAGGACTAACAGTGCTCCAGATCTCCTCTAGCAACTCGTCAGTCCCTTTCTTTTCTTCTTCAGTAGGAATCACCCTGCCCTTGTGGACAGGAATAGCAAACAGATCAATCATATTAATTACGCATATTAGTTTCTACTCTATTCTTAATAGAATTCATATCAGAATGATTGTCATTAGAATCAGAATGGAAGACTTCATCGTATCCTTTCTTCTCGATTAGTTTTTCTTTAATATCCAGTTGTCGTTTTTCTTTAGCGATACGTCTCAGATATGCGTAGAAGACAATCTGAGTGAAATAAGCGAAAGGATTCTTGGATTTATTAGGGTCAAAGTTATCAATATACTGGACGCAATTTTCAATACCATCCCCAATCATGTCTTCTTTATACATGTAGTTAATAAAGTTGGGGCGATAAGACAAATGGGTAGCAATCTTTAGAAAGCATTCTCCAATGTAATTACTTATCCTAGGTTTTGGTTTGTCACGCATACGAGCGACTTCAACCTCCTGACGATACTTGATCAGTTCAGCAAGAAACTTTTTATTGTCAACGTAGTGCTGTTTTTTCTTAGGAGGCATTAATACTTGCATTGTGTGAAGCGGTCTCACATGGGAATATGTTACTCCAATAACAATTATTCGTCAAGTGTTGACAACGCTGTTAATTATAATTATACTCAACCATGTCAAGGGTTGCAAGGGGGCTCTTAGTACTAAGCATTAGGATCGTAACTTTGAGTTTTGAAAATCCTTTCTAGTCTTTTACGAGCTTCTGCTACTTTACCGACGAGTCCCATATTTTTATTAATACCTATTTCAAACTCGTCATCTTCGATTGAGCCATATTCTTTTCTTACCCACATCTTATACATGATCATTGCTTCCCTAGACATAGGAGCAATAGTCATGATGTCTGCTTCGTTTATAATGAAGAATGATTCATCTGACCACATCATCCATTTAATTAATCCCACAGCGACACCTACCTCTCCAGTCTCTTTATGGACTGTGTGGTGATTAGGTGCTGCTGGATTTGATACAAAGATAATTGTCTGACCATCTTCCTCGGTACCGATCATCGTGCCAAGGATTTCTTCTCCTGACACAAGTTTGATGATGCCGTAGAATTCAGCGTCATGTTGAATGTAATTAATCATTAGTGATCTTTACCTTAGTTACATCATAATTAAATTTCTCTTCGTCATAGATTTTCATCCTTTCAACTAAATGACGTAGAGTATAATTGTGTCTACCATTTCGGGAGCAATCGTCGGCAATGTCATACAACACTGCTTGTGCTTTGTTTTCTCCCTTCCGCAGGACACGACCAATAGACTGTAAGTTACGGACTCTAGATTTGGAAGGAGAAGCGAAGATTAC